ATGGTTCAAAGAACCAGACAAGAAAGTAGAGCTACCAAGTTTATTAAAAAATGTAATAACTGGTAGTGAACAAAGAACAAGCTTATCACTTGATCCGCCACGTGCGGGGTCGAAGATTACTTCTAAATCTGAAAGCAATCTATCGTAAGTAAACTCAGATTGAGCCGCTGTACGATAATAAGAACTACCGGAAGAATATGAAAAAGCCGCATCTGAAGCAGATGGGTTTACATTCTTCACAATATGTCCTACGATTCCTTCAGTGTATTGAATGCTACTTACTCGTGCTTTTTGCCCGAATAACATAGCCCGCTCAATATCAACCTTGTGCTCACGTAGTTTATCTGCCCAGATACGAGACCATTCGTCTGCGTACCCACGATAACGAGTAGCTATTGCTGTATTGGTCATTTCACAAGCTGTCTTAAAGATCTGGGTATACCCATAATTATCTTCAAGTTCGCTAGACCACACATCAGGAGCTCCAGAACCTTCTTCAAATGATGTACCAATTATTTGGCAACTATCATTATTAGCAAGAACATTATATCCACTAACATTAGAATTAGAAACATCAATGATCTTACCAGTAAAAGAAGAGCTAGAACCTAAGTCAGATACAGAAGAATCCACACGAGCAATCGTGTGTCCAATTCCAGCTGTACTGTCAACTGTGCTTACAACAAATACCATACCTTTGATCAGCCAGTCAACTGAAGCTCCGCCAGACGTATCAACTGTGAATGTATAGGCAGATCCTGCTGATACAGCAGATCCACCATTTACAGCCGCAGCTAATAAGAATGAACGGTCAGTCCAGTTAACTTTATTCCGATTTTCTAAGTAACGGAATACTGGGTCATCGGTAGGAGCTTTCGCAACCTTACTAAGATAGACGAAAAACGGAGATTCCTCAGGAGCTAATTCAGCTACTCGGTCTCCGAAATTATATAACCGTCTACGATCAGGGGCTTGCCCTACGCCAGCAGAGGTAGTTGAGGCGGTAATATCACTGGACTTTAAAGTTCCAGAATTATATGAAAGTGCCATTTTATTTTCCTCTTACTATTTGTTATTATTATGGAAGTGCCGAACCACTACCCGTTTTCATAATCGTATCCCAGACCTGATCTTGGTCTGTTTTAGGACTCTGATGTGCCTGTCCTTGTAGGACTCCGGCTGTCCGGGGAGCTTGTTTCGCTGCACTTACCGCTTCTACTGTGTCATTATTGGCAACAGAATTGCCATTGACATCCCGCCAAAGTTTTACCAAATTACCTAAACCAACCCTTTCTGTGGGCTGCGTTGAGAACTCCATGAACTCTTTAATATCATTATCTGACATTTTATAAGTATCACGAAGCGTTCCCATCGTATTGTTTAAGTACATATCAGCTTGCGTTTGACGATGTTGTTCAGCCATCGCATTCTGGATCATTTCTCCAGCCATTTGCTGCATCTGTGTAGATACATACTGGTTGGATTGTGATCCGGGTTTTGTGAAGGCTTCCCAAGGGTTGAAGTCATCTTCACTCAGTCCGGGTTGTGATTCTGGTGCACTCTGTTGATTAGCTATACCGTCTTGTAATGTCTGAACCAGATCTGGTCTCTTTTCCAACAGTTGAGCTAGTGGCTCTAGTCGTGACAGTTTCTGATTCTCGGACTGTGCCCGATCATACATTAACTGAAACTTCTTTGCCTCAGACTCATAGTCTACTGAAATAGTTTCCTCTGGTGCAGGTTCAACAAACCCTTGCTCTTGCTGAACTGGTTCAACAGTAGCTGTAGGTTCTTGACCAACGATATCCTCAATAAATGCAGCTTCACTATCCATCGGTTGAGTACCGACATTAGCCTCTGCTTGTTCTAATGTGCTCATATTATCTCCTTATTTTAAGATGTCTCTAATTCTGTGGAATGGAACCAGCCTCTTCAGATCCTTTTTCAAGATCCCTAGCTAATTTTTCCACTTCGAGCTTCACCTCATTTTCAAGTTTGTTACGCTGAACTCTACGATCAGCTTTGGCATCTGAAGAAACCTCGGAAAGTCTGGACTTGAATTTCTCCACTTCCACCCTCTTACGGTCACTAACAGATTCCCTCTGGGCTGTTTGCAAGTCACCCTGCAAAGTCTTTAATTGCTCTTCAAGAGCTTGAATTTGTTGCATCATTTGCTGCTTCTCATCTGTCCGCTGCATGATACCTTCTTTATCGAAAATTTCTGGATTCTTTTTTAATACTTCAAACTTATCAACAATTCCCATTTGAAAAGCTTCTAAGTATACATTAAGCTCTGCCCACTTATTGGTAGGCATAGTAGAACCCGGTTCAATCCGAATATCGTGCTGATCTAAAAAGTGTCTATCCTTTTTCATATCCATTACAGCACCACTGACATCCGTATAATAATTTGCCATAACTTCTGTTAGGTTATTATTTGGCTGTGCCAGTCTAAAAATCTTTTGGAAAGTATAATGTCCTTTGGAAAGATTATAAATAATTTTACCAAGTCTGTTCACACTAAATTCAATATCCCTTAATTTAGATTTAGGTCTTTCTGTCCCCAATGCTATCATTCTTTCTGTACCTTTGACAGTCTCTGGTGCTTTTTCAGCAAAGCCATGCATCATTTCTGGCAGACCAAATATAAAATCTATATAAAACTCTGACTGTTGTATCAACTTATAGAACTCACCAGCCAATGGCTGAGGAGCTGGATAATGAGGTTCCCCCTGAGAAGAGTCCACTTCTATTACAGCATTTGGATTCGCCCAGTCTTTTTCAAGCTGCCCTAAATCATCCACACTGCCAAGAGGAACTAATAATTTTAGTCCCGCTGAAGCTTGGGCATGAGAAAGTGCCAGAGACCACAGTTTGTTCAGGAGGCGTTGCATGGGTCTGGCACGGGAGACATCGCTCTTAGGGTATGGAGTGCCTGTCCAAACATTTGGCAACGGGACTATTGGATATTCATCTGTATTTAAAATAGATTCATATAAAACTATTTCTCCAAGAGTAGCACAAACCTTCACCCTGTTTTGCAATACCTCTACAATTTGAAATGCTCCACTCTCTAGTACCTCTTGATTTTGCTCTGCAAATTCTGCGTATTCATCAGGAGATAATATAGATTCTTCCTGACTCTGCGTATCAATCACTCTATAAAAAGGAACTTTAACTTTATAAAATCTTTCTAATATCTGATATTTTTTAACTTCAAAATAATCTTTATCTTTTACTTCAGATGGAGTAAAGATAGTCATTGAATTTTTATTCTGAGCAGCTGGATAATCTTCATCACCATAACTAAACCCAGACAAATCATGTATAATTCCTTTTATTACCTCTCCAGTTTCTGGATCTGTTTGATCTCCTAATTCAGGGTAGAGGTTCAGCACCTGCTCACCAGTCAGTATAGTAGATAGGATGATTCCATCGGAATCGCTAAACCAACGATCACGGGATGAAGGCGAGGCATAAACCCTAAACGGGTCAATATAAGTGAACTTTACGTCACCTCTACCGAAGTCTGATTGTCCATCAATATAGGCATATAAGTATCCAATACCAGTAGTAGCATAATCATGGATGGCTTGTTTTATCTGAGAGTCACCATCAGATATTTGCCAGATATAACCAATGATTGTTCTCCATAATGTAGCTACCTGAACATCTGAATCCTCCCTAGGAGTAATTGTAAATGCTGGTGCCCTTGATGTTAATACTGCTTTAAATTTTTCAATAGCGGAGGAGATCCTATCCATTGGAATATCTGCTTGATTCCTCTGAGATAGCTCATCAGACTCTTCCGCACTAAAATGATTACCAAGGTAGAAATCAATATCCTTACGGGATTCTGTATCCCAGTCAGAACGAGCATCTCGCCATTGACGATGTAACTCTTCATTGTGTAAAGCCCTTGGATCTTTATCTATTTTGCTCAAAGAACCTCTGCATCATTTGTTGTTTCATATATTCATCTCTGTTCCTAGTTTCGGAATCTTCTGATGGTGATTGTGGCTGTTCGTAAATTCCAAATGGCTCAGGGCGTTGCTCAATAAGTTCACCCTCCTTACCTAAAGACTGTATCAAAGAATCTAACTTAATAGCTTCTAAGGATTGACGAGCACTATCAAGCTTTGCTTGTTCTGCTGCTTGCTGTAAATTGTCTCTAGTAGCTTTTAAAGAGTTCATATAAGCACCGGGCTCACCCCATCTACCACTAGCTGCTGCACCCGGCTGTCTCTGGTCGAAAGGTACAAATCCATTACCACCCTGTTGTGGCTGCTGCTGTCCTTGCTGTTGCGGTTGCTGCATCATTTGTTGCTGCTGTAAAAACTGCTGCATCATAGCATCATCTTGAACTACATCACCTTCTTGATAGCCTATCATACCACCATATTGTTTAGAAGTCAGTTTTTCAGCTAGTTCGTGGGTCATTAAATCCTCGTAAGCATCCTTACTAGCAAGTGCTTCCCTTTCTTTTTGAGTTCTCCAGAGTTTCTTTGGTTCTTTAGTGTCTTTTTTAGGTAATCTTTTCAACATTCTTTTTATTTTCTCAATATCTAATCCTTTTCCAAAATTTTTTGCGATAGCCCCTACTGCCCCTGCTGAACCAGTAACCATATCCATAATCTCTTGATTCTGTCTATCTATCCTATCTTGATCCTGTAAAGAACCATGATCAAATGTCTGAGGTAAACTTTGCTGATATAGCATATTCATCATATCTGCTGAAGTAGCATCTGGAGCCATCATTCCACCATTTTGATAGCCCATTACACCATTAGGGGTAGTTAGTCCACCGCCCATCATAGGTTTAGCACCTTCGAGAGCAGCCATTGATAATAACTTATCTATGTTATCATGACCGCCTTCATCTGGCATATTGTTTAATTTTCTTAATAGCGGTACTCCAAGAATATCTACTGCACTCTTTTTAATTACAAATTCACCCGGAGTTAGTTTGGCGGTTACTGTGTCTGTGCTTGGCATAATTAGTCCCTTATCTCAAAATGTGGAAAATCATCGAAGCGGTTGTCCATGACCTGAAAATCCATGTCCCAGTCTCCACCCCAACGAAGCTTATGACCCATAGCCCTAGCTAATCCTAAAACAAATCCAGCAAACAATGTCTGTCTTTCCCGATCTTCCCAATTAACTGGATATGGAGTAACATCAACGGCTTTAGAAGGGCTAGAATTATGTCTTCCATTTGGATATTTAACCTTAGTTCTGCCCTCATCATACAGTTTATTCTGCCTTTCTTTGCTCCTATGTCCTTCAAGAACGGAACAATCTACATATTTGATTACTTCATTGAAAATCTCCTGCAAGCGTGTATCACAAGTTGCAAGTCTATCTTTTGATCTTTTTGAATATCTTGGCATATGGAATTATAATTTAGTATAGATTACGCAAAAATAAGATATAAAACTACAGTTATTATGACCTAGATCCAGTCATCCAGTTATAAGCTTTTATAAACTTAAACTTTCTATCACTTAATTTTTCATTATGTAGATTCTCTAATTTGGTCTTTGTGCTCTTAGGAGCTTTAGCAAAGTAGTCTGCATAATACAATCCATCCATTAAGTCATCATGCCTAGGCTTAGGGTGCTCAAATAGTTCATCTACCAGCTCTGTCATATGTCTTTGGACATATAATTTCTTTGAATTAACAATAGCACCAAGTGCTGTCTCTAACCTATCTTCCTTTTTCACCCTAGCTGGGGGCTTTACCCCTTTAAAGATACCGGGCATTAATCTTTTTTCTTTCGTAGAGAGCCTTGTGACCATATCTCTAACCATCTCTTGGGCAGCAACCGTTTCAATCGTGACCCTACGTACCGGGGAAAATCGCTTAGCAAACTCAATGATCTTAGGAGGAATATCAAAAGTGGGTATACGCTCACGATAATAATCCAGAACGTAACGATTTCCACTAGCATCAATACCCATAACCATAATGACTTGATAATCCGATGTCGCAGTGGCTGTCGCTGCAAGGTCAACGCCAATGTAAATATTAAGGGGCGTAGCATCTTCACCGTCTATTAAGTAGTTGAACCCTTGACGGTTCTCTACACTCCCGTTGTAGTATTGGATTCTATCAATTTTAAACGCTGCATTAGAAATATCCCTAGCATCATTCATGTACTCCTGTGCAAACTTGTTGACAAGACCTGCTTCAATGAACTCTTTTTTCTTATTTGCAAGTTTCTCAAGGGAGAATTGTTCTGACCAGATAGACTGCCCATCTTCAATCGCCCTGTGGAATACAACATCCCAAGGATAAGTACGACCATCTTTCTTAGCTTTCTTATAACCATCACATACCATTTGCAAAAAGCTGTCAAAGTGAACAATAGTACCACATAGCCAGATCCAGCCTTCATTACCGGGTGTCTCTTCCAGTGCCGGATAGACCGTAGATACGATCCACTTCTTAATTTCAGACCTGCGTTCTGGTGTTTTGGTGTTAAGTTCGGATTCAAAGTCGTCTAAGATGATGCCTGTATAACGGACATCTACCTCAGATCTACCCCTAAGTCTTTGTGATGTACCCTTGGCAATAACCCTGTCTCCCTTAGGAGTAACAATATCTTTCTCTGTCCACCTCTTACCAGCAGTGCTGCCATCCATATTGCCAAAATAGTATTTAATCTTCTTATTAACCTCAAAATGACTCCTTATGTATTTTAAATGGTCAATAGACTGACTCTGCTCTTCGGATACCCAAGCAACGAAATTTTGTTTATCCTTA